GTGCGATATAGTTTATTTTATAGATACAAAACTGTACTTACGGGATCGCCGAAGGCGGATCCGCTGCGTACAGAATTGGGACATTCAGAAAATAAAAGAAATTAAAATCTGGTCCCATATTATAATATGTTGTTATGTAGGACAAATTCGCATTTTTACCAGATCCTGCTGGATTGAGTCGAGCAAAAATTCTAAATGAATCAGTTCTGGTCTCATATTCAGAGTTACCAGTTCCACGATCCATTGTAGGAATCATACGAAAACGTGAATACATAGGTATGTTTGCAGATAAACCTGCTTGTGTTTTTTGATTGGTTACGGCCATACCAGCCATACCTGAATCCACATCATTATCTATGAAATGGACATTAAATACAGAATCGTTGACACCAACTGCAACGTTATCATGTCTACTATAGTCAGCAACACTCAACGTTTTATGAGCTCGTGCAATAGCTAGATTATCTACTAGTTCTGGCGATGAAACATTAACATGATAGGTTACACTACCTCTCATTCCAAGGAATAGGGGTGCTAACCAAGAATAAGCGGTGTGAGGTATATAGTTGTACCTTGGATTCCCAGTTTGATTCGTTTGGTGGAAACCATCCAAATCATAACCAGGAACTAATGGCATTCTTGGAAGAATATGATTAGCATATTTAATCAGGCTAGTTGTATCAGACTCAAATGTCTGTTTTAAATACTCATTTGTTCGGTGTAGCAATGGTCGGAGAGATATGTGATCTTCCCCCATTGTGACAAGAGATAAAGCAGAAACGGTATTCTCAACAGAAATCTGATTGGTGTCTAAACTTTCAACTGATGATTGGGGACGCCATGCTGTTGTCGATTTGGAAACTTGCACGGGATCGTTGAATTTAAGATTCGGACAACCCCTAACAAAAACCATTATATCAATTGTAGCTCCAGTAGCCGGCCCAGTAAGTTGAGTCAAGACAGTCATGACAAGTTGCCCATTGTTGATCAAGATGGTATCACCACTTTCAACATGGGCACTGTCAAAACTATTTCCATCTGTTCTAAACCACTGTGAAACAGTCGATCCCGGTAAATATGTTTGCAACCATGGATCTGCTTGATTGTAAGGTACAGTGAAAACAAATTCTTCAGATTGAGAAAAATCCCACACTGCTGCATGTGTTTCAGTTGGATTGGTACCAGAAGGCGAAGATTGGAGTGGATCCCATGTAATAAGTACTCGTCCAGAATGATATTTAGTTTTGTTGGCAACAAATCTAAAAGAAATGTCGCCACGCCAAAATCTAAACATTCTGGATACGTGCATCATTGGAGTACAATAATGCTTGCTATATGAGCGCCCATTTATGGTCTCCGATGCAGCCCTACACAATCCTGGTAAAACTAAGGAAGCAAACAACTTAGTACCAACAGCTTGAGCTTCGGTCATGTCTGTTGTAATTAAGTAAGACTCACGAGTAACCAGACTCTCAATAGACAATTCATCAGTACCATCCAAACCAACTGTTCTAGAATCGACACAAAGTTCATTTTTCGCGTCAACTGACAATTTTTCAACTGGAGTAGATATACTTGGAGAAGCAAAGGCATGGAAGGGTTCATTTTTTACAGATCCAGTATTGGCAATGTTGGGAACATTGGTCCAACCAAAGTAATCTGCAACTCCTGCAACACAGGAAGCTGCAGTAGCAGTAGCAGTCGCAAATGGACCAACAACAGGCACACTAGAAACTACACTAGCGGCATCAGCAATAGCTGAGGCAGTGGTAGAAATTACACCTTTACCATACTCATCCTTAAAACCACCATTAATATCATTTAATATATTTATAACATCAGAGGATGACTGTCCATTATTTCGAGTTTGGATTATCTTAGATCTAGACTTTCCAGATCTGTTCTTAGAGCGTGAAACCTTATCCGAACTCTTAATAGGTTGGGGGGTAGACTGAGGTAGAGCAGTGGCTCCTGACATCACAACATCCGTGGCCATTGCCCAAACAATTATCTGGACATCTGATCCCGATACTGAGTTGGCATTCTGGAGAGTTCCAGGACTAAATAGTTTAATAGACCCCATCTCGGGCAATTGCGGACGATCAGCCAATGTTATCCAATTTCTGTGATATATAAACGGTAATTCCATATCTCCACCCTGTGAGTTAGATGGATTTATCCAGAAAGATGGACGCTGAGAATACAATACTGTATCCTCCTCGCCTCCACCAAATCCAATTGTATCTGCACCCCACAAGGGCAAAGGTCTATAGGAAACTAAAGCTCTACCAAAATAAAATGGAGAAGCATTTACTTGAACATGAATCTTTAATTTGCATCTCATAAAAGCAAAATTTTGAGTTTTGTTCTTAATTGAAGCTTTGTTGAAGAAAAGATACCAAGGAGATACAGAACGGTCCAAGCGTGAACCCTCTGTCCAAGTAAAAGTATCGATGATGACCGGACGCTGCAAGAAACTTGCAAGATCCGTATCAGTGGTATGTCCATCCATAAAAGTTGCATCAGAAATATCTGCAGCAGAAATGGAAGAACCGGGTATTTGATTATGAAAAACAACATTTTCATTTTTCTCATACTCGGGTTGTAGGTTTGAACCTAACAATGATGCATGTTTTGCGGCATCAATCGCAATATTTTCATTATTTGTTTCAGCAGGAGAAATAGACAAGATAAAGGCTCTCCCAAGCCAAATATCCCGTTACGACATTGTTTTAGGTTCAGCCGGACCTTTCCCTAAATAGGGACTTCGAGGGTTGCTCTGGCGAAGTTCATGTGTGATCCACACTTGCTATTATAGTAGGCGTAAAAACTGTCATAGAAAGTAGTAACTATACACACATGGTTGATTTTGGATTTACAATTGGACTGCACAACTTTAGCCCATGCCTGCCAAATGGCAGACTAAATATTTTCGGAAGCCTCCTTCCAACGTTCGACTAAATCATCAAATGTTGGTAGGGGCCTAACGAGGTACTGCTGCAAATCATGATCTATAACCATTTGAGAAAACAGATCACGTTTTCCATCAAATACTTTTCTTCCATAGTTAAAATATTCCTGCAATGCGCTGTCAATGATTGCACACATTTGAACCTCATGTATTACAATCTTACTACGAACACATACAGTCAACATTTTTTCTATAGAATCGTGATTTAATGGACACAAATAATCTTCAATTTCTTTATCCCATCTCCACGACCTTTTGAGAAATTCACATTTCTTCAAAGGTATATATGGAATAGATTCGGCTTTTTTATCAGCCATAGTATAAATAATATCACACTCTCCTAAAACTTCTGAAATAGCTGTGTGATTAAACCATTTACATCTGCTATGAACTCCCATAATATTGTCATCGCCATAAGTTAGTAGTGCAACATTTTTACGAAAATCATGTGCAGAATCATTACCAGATAAGACAGCATAAGCATATCTCATGTACAAGCAATTGACCAAACCATTAATTATAACAGTGAGAGGCCAACCCGAAGGATTAGATCCATAAAATTCCACCAAATCACCATTAAAATCAGTTAATGGGAATCTAACATCCGCACTTATACAGTGTACAACACGTAGATCCTCATCAGAATAATTTCCTGAAGCCTTTAAAATGTAGGAAATAACCTTAAAAGCTGCCTCCATGATTTGTGCACTCATGCGTTTGTCAAAAGCTTTAAAATCCCCGGCAATCATACGCTTATCCCCAAATTGGGTCAAAAAACTTCTTAGTTGACCCCACTCTTTAGATTGGCAGATTGTACCTGGACATGATTCAAATATATACTTATTGTTTTGTACAAGACGAACGAATGATAATAAATACATTCTCACAACAATGGAAAAATCCACAGGAGCAGAAGAGAAGACTCTTGTCTTCCCTTTCTCTCTCTTAGCAAAAGAAACAGCTTCATCTTTCAAGCAAGCATTATAGATAGGATTAGCACGTTTGCCGGAAGCATACGTGGCCAATATTTTATCTATTCTACGATTAACCTCATCATTGAATTCAACCGGGTCTGGATGAAGATCACAAGCTGGTAATTTCTTTAAATAATTTTGTTTGGGCTTTCTATAGGGTAAACCCATAGAAGAATTTCGATTTATTCCATCGACATATGCGACACCAGGTGCGCCATTCACAGCAGTAAATCTATCATATTTATGAACGGTTTTTAAATCTTCAAGAGAAAGATTCGACATAATATCTAAGATAAATTCTTCTGTAACCTTATCTATGACATATTGATCCATAGATAAAATAGGGTTCACCAAATCTAATGCGGCTATGCGCCAAGGACGCCAGCCACGCATTAGAGGTGCAGTGTAATTAAGAGAATATCCCTTAGTCAAGAGATCATCACATAACATAGTTTTCTTCACAGTCGACTTAGGAGCAGGTCTATAGCCTGCAAAAGAACCATATACACTAGCAGAACCTTGCTCTATAAATCGAAATACACTTTTATCATGTAATTCTCCCAATTCACGCTGAATCGATTCTGAACATATACTTATATCATCAATCTCAACAGTAGGTTGGAAGTTATTCACAAGACTCTGTAAATAGTTTTTAGGAACTTTTGTACAGCCTATATGATGATTTTCCCGGGACCCAAGACAATGGATACCAGCAATTGCGGGCCCCTCCGGTGTAGTCACCAATAAAGGCGTTCCGCAATAACCATCAAAAGTTTGCTTTTCAGTAACTCCAGCCCACACCTCAACTGTGAAC